GAAATCATACGCATCAAAATCTTGTAATAGCAATAAGTTCCCTGACCTAATGAGTAACGGAGAATGGAAGGAATTTAAAAACAACGGAGACTTTCCTGATTTGAAAGAAATTAAAGGACAAGTGGACAACCTAATTTCAAATATACATAACGATGCTTAAAAACGAGATTTCTAACATAGAGATGAAAAACAAAGAAGATGACGTATTCTACTGCGAACACTGCTTTTCTCTAAAGATTATAATGATACCGAGAACAGTAAACTGCTATTGCGGCGAATGCGGTAACACAGACATAGTAGAGACAGATATTAACCTTTGGGAAGAATTATATACAGAAGAATATGGAAGAAGATACTTGGATGTCAGGAAAGCAGATCATCAAGGAATACCTATTGAACGAGGACAATTTTAAAAATGTCTTGTTCACTAAGAAAGCTTATGACCTGTCAGAGCGCGAGTTAATCAACAGATTCGTAGCTAACAATAATAGATTGAGCGATTACGTGATCAGCAATGAGCTTGTATTAACTAATTTCGGTCAGTACACAAAAGGGAATAGAATATACGTTTGCAAAACAGTTTCAATAATAAATCTAAACTAATGAACAACAACATCCAACAGGTTAAAGTTACTGAGGAGCAGTTTTTTAAGCTGTGGCTTAATATGCTGCAGCCGTTCCTCAAACTAAGAGGGCAAGAGATAGACCTGTTATCTAAGCTTCTTTATCACAGGTTCTTAATATCAGAAAGCACTACAGACAAGGACATGGTAGAGCTATATTTATTTTCCCCTAAGAACAGAAGTAAGATGAGAGCAGAGCTAGAGTTTAAGGTCTACACTTTCAATAATATTTTAGCGATACTAAGAAAGAAGAACCTAGTAGTCGGAAAGTCAATAAATAAACAAATAATTCCCTCAATAGAAAAGCCATTTAAAGGTTTTAGATTCACTTACGACATAGAAATAGGAAGACTAGAAAACGCGTAAAATAAAACAGTATGAAGAAAAGAACCTTGGAAGAGATAAGGGTTTCTAAAGTAAGTTTTGAACTAGGGATACCAGAAGAAATGGTCAAAGAGACGGTAAGTATTCTATTCAAGTACATGAAAACAAAGATAGAGGAGCCTGAGCTCATAGACCGGCCACTACTCTCATCTGAAGACTTTAAGAAAACCGCTCAATTCTTAAGATACCAGGACTAGGGTTCATGGTTCCAAATTACAAGAAATATTCAGGTTAAAAGCTATCAGGAGAAAAAACACGCCCTAAAACTAATACCTAGTATTAGTAATTTACAAATAAACATCAAAAAAAAACAAAATGAATAACAAGACAAGCACAGCAGACAACAAAGGATTGATAATGGGAGAGAACGGATTATACGTAAAGCCTGACTTTCTTTTAGAGAAGAAATCAGAGTACGCAGCCCAAGATGGAAAAATAGAAAGTCACAACAAAGCGAGAAGAGACGAAATAAGAGCTCCTGTTCCGGGAGTACAGGTTCCTTTTTCTTTTGTAATGACTAAAGCGGTTCGTCCTAAGATGATTAACCTTTTGGCTCATACTAAAATGGTTCAGTTAGACATAGAAGGAGACGAAAAATTCAAAGCCGAGGCTCATGGAATGACTAGGGTTGTTTTTAACGAACAAGAGATTGTTAGTGTTGGTAAAAATGCAGCGGAAAACTTTAAGGTCGGTCAGTTAGTGAAAATAGACTTTAGAAGATTTGCAAACGTGAGAGATACCAACGAGCAGGCGCCAACAGGAGAGTATTCTAAGTACATAGACGTTCCAATTCACAGAATAGATGGCCATGATTACATAATGATAGATCAGAGAGACATCGTTTGGGTATGCGAAAATAACCATCAACTTGAAGATATAAAAGGATTCGAAGATGAAACTGTTTAGCTGTGAAGACGGATTCAGTGTAGTCATAGAGCCAGAGATACTTTTGATAAAAGAGTTTCACGATCTGTACCTGGACCGTAAAGGAAACGAAAACGTAGTACTTAAAGAACTGGCTTACCTCTACTTTATGTACGAGGTTTCATCTGACTTTCAGCAAACTGGGCATGAAGAAGAACGGTCTTCAGAGGTGATTAAACACACAAACCTTCCTGCAAACTGGACTCCTGATGAGTTGATAAAAGAATGTGCTGATGTCTACATCACTAGATCAGAAACTATGACTAGCGGGTTGTTAAAAGACACTTACAGTATGGTTCAGAAAATCAGAGACGAGCTAAAAGCGATAGATCTCGGTGAGAAGGATAAGATGGGTAAGCCTATTTACAATCTAAAGCAGGTTATAGAAACCGCAAAAGGAATACCTGGATTAATCGCAGAACTTAATAAAGCAGAAAAAGAATATGTTAAAGGCCAAGCTGAGGCTAATAAGAACAAAGGAAGCAAGACTAAAACTATGTATGAAGATATGTAATACAAGCTATTGAAAGATAACACAGTAACTAACCCAGTAAATACAGATATAGATCAGGAACTTCTGAAAACGCTTGCCAAAGAAGAGCGCGACATGCTTTTAGAGTATGTCAGCGCTATTCCGTTTATACAAAATATGATTTCATCGAACAGATCTTACGCAAAAGATCTTATTCGTTGGGAGGATCCGAACAACGATGAGCAGCAGGCGCCAAGAACAAAAGACCCTTTAAAAGGTAAGGTTCGGGTGGATTTTGCTAATCCTCACATATTAGAAGACATGGATTACTTCCGCCAGGCAGCAATTCACTTCGAAGAACACGGACAATTCACTTTTCTAAAGCCTAGCATGAATCCTTATAGTGATTATAAGATATTCTGGGACGAGGAAATAAGAAGATGTTGGGATGGATACGTTAGAGAATCTGACGGAGAATGGATAACAGGGTATTTCTATTTCTACCTGAATTACTCTCCAATAATGAAGTCTAAGAAACGTAAAAACTCTAATCGTGCTGATAGAATACAGGGTCTTCCTGATTTTTACGATGGAGATTATTTATTCTTCCATTATCTAGACAGAGCGCGTGACAACGGGTCACACACAGTTACACTTAAAAAGCGTGGTGCAGGATACTCTCTTAAAGGAGGAGGGAAAATGGGTAGAAATTTCATCCTAGGAGAAAGCTCCGACGCTAAAAGGAATGTAGTTAGTTTGGCCATTGCAAACGAAAAGGAATACTTGACTAAAGACGGTATTCTAAACAAGTTCGTAGACGTGATAGATTTTTGCGCAGAACACACTCCTTTCCCGTCAATTCGCGATCTAAAGAACTCTTGGATCAACATGCACTGGATGATGGGATACAAAGAAAAAGATACCGGTATAGAAAAAGGTACTCACAACCAGGTAATTGGGGTCACTTTAAATAACGACCATGAGAAAGCCAGGGGTAAAAGAGCTGTGCTTATTGAGTGGGAGGAATTTGGAAAGTTTGACAATTCTATTAAAGCATGGAACATTGGCCGCCCGTCAGTTGAAGAAGAAGGGGGTTATGTCTTTGGGTTAATGAATGCGTACGGAACAGGTGGAACCGAAGGCGCAGCATTTGCCGGTCTTCGAGAATTATTCTACAATCCAGGAGGGTACAACGTCTATCCTTTGCAAAATGTTTACGACAAACACTCTAAAGTAACAAACAAATGTGGATTCTTTCACGCTAGTTATTTGAACATGAAGGGTAGAATGGATGGAAGTGGAAATAGCGACGTTGTTGCTAGTTTGGTAACCATTATAAAGAACAGAGTCCATATTAAGTACAACTCAAAAGAGACTTCTACTATAACTCAAACTATAGCAGAGAATCCAATTACTCCTCAAGAAGCTATTATGAAATCAACAGGTTCGACTTTCGATACTGTTGAGATTAGAGATTATTTAGAAGAGTGTAGAGTAAACGAAGATAAGTTTACTTCAACCCATCTAGTAGGTGACTTGGTTATAAAAGGAAACGGAAAAGTTGAGTTCAAAACTAACTTTGACAAAACACCTATACGAAAATACAATTCAGACAAGACTAATTTAGAAGGTGCTATAGAGATATTCACGCTACCTAAGATAGATCTTTCTATAGGCAGTCCTTTTCAATACAGATATATAGCGGGTATTGACCCAGTAGATTCAGATTATGTTTCTAACGGATCTCTTGCCAGCATTTTTGTGTTTGACTTATGGACAGATGAAATAGTAGCTGAGTACACGGGGCGTCCTGACTTGGCAGAAGAATTCTACGAGATATGTAGAAGACTGTTACTGTTCTATAACGCATCTGGTAATTACGAGAACAACATAAAAGGTTTGTTTGGGTATTTCAACGCGAAAAACTCGCTATACCTTCTTTGCGACACTCCTCAATACCTTAAAGACGCAGAACAGTCTAAGCAAAGACCAATGGGTAATCAATCTAAAGGAACTAGAACTACAAGTTTTATAATAGCCGATGGAAAGAGGCTTCAAAAAAGCTGGCATAGAAGTACAAGCGAGTATGTCAATGAAGAAGGGGAAACAGTAAAGACTACTCAGCTTAGAAAAGTCAGGTCTTTAGGGTACTTGGAAGAAATATACGAGTACCACATCGACGGGAATTTTGACAGGGTTTCTGCCATGGATATGGTAATGATACTCAGACAAGAGAGGTTGAGGCTGACTGAATCTAGAGATAAGGGAGAGCAAGAGGAAGAGTACATCGAGGAAGATGATTTTGTCAGAGACAATTACGGAGATTCTGATGGAGAAGAATAGCGTGATTCCAGTAATTATACGTCAATAACTAAAACAATATAAAATGAGCAATAAAGCATTCCCTCCTCAGAAAAAGAAGTTTTCGGCTAAAGGAAAAAAATGGAAAGAAGGTCATTTTTCGTGGGCTAAGAACGCGATATTCACCGAAGGATCTTCGATTAGATCTTCTGTAACAAGAAAAGACAGAAATGTAAAATCGTACTTAGGTAGAATAGACGTAAACGAATACATGCACTTGCTTAACCCTGGAGGACTAAAGAAGTTTTCACTTCCTAGTACTATTCAGCATCAGCCTATTGCAGCTCCTTACTTAAATGTTTTAATAGGAGAGGAGTTTGACAGAAGATTCGAATGGAGAGCTGTACTGACAAATCCTAATGCAATTTCTAAGATAGAACTGGATAAGAAAAAGATGTTTGAAAAAAAGATTCAGGAAATCATCCAGGATCCAAACGTTTCTGAAGAAGATGCTGTAGAGCAGCTGAAGGCTTTTGATTACTACATAAAGTTTGAATACCAAGACATCAGGGAAAAGAGATCTAATTTATTGCTAAGGCATTTTATTAAAGAACTAGACTTGAAGCTAAAGTTCAATGCAGGTTTTAAAGACGTTTTATTGAACTCAGAAGAAGCTTATATTGGTGATGTGTTCAACAGCAGGCCAAGTATTGAAAAACTAGATCAAAACAAAACTTTTGTAATACGATCTGGTAATAGTAACAGATACGAAGATGCAGATGTTATAATCAACTACTCTTACGAAGCTCCAGGAATGATTCAGGATAGGTATTACAGATACCTTAGTGAAGCAGATACTAAATGGATTGACGAGGCAGCAGGTAAGAACTCGGCTGGAGAAGGCGGAAGCGATTTAGAGGAAGACGAGCATGGAATCAACGTAGCGAGGCGCGACATGGTTAAAGACTATATCGCTATGCCTAAAATGATGGGTTCTAACTTTGGGAAGGGACATTCTCAAGTAATAGATGACGAAGGTAACATACGCGTGATCAGGCTTTTTTGGAAATCAAGAAAGTTGATAAAGCGAGTGAAGACTTACGACCCTAAGACAGGGAATCCTATATACACTTATCAATCAGAGAACTACGTATCTAAAAAAGATAAAGGAGAAGAAGCTATTGATTACTGGGTTTCTCAGTGGTGGGAAGGAGCTGAAATTGGAGACGATATATTTCCTTACATCAAGCCAAGAGATATTCAGTACAATAAGTTTGACGACCCAGGGTACAATCATCCGGGCATCGTAGGACAGATCTACAGCATTAACTCTTACAAAGCATCTTCTATGATGGATATGGCATTTCCGTACCAGTTAATGTATGATGCTACGTTCCACAGGATGCAAGACGCTATGAGTAAGTTCTTCGGAAGTTTAGTTGTAGTGGATTTAGCTAGTTTGCCAACCGGATGGGATATAAACAAATGGATGTTCTTCGCAAAGAAAGCAGGTATCTCTGTAAAAGATAGTTTTAAGGAAGGAAATAAAGGTATGGCTACTGGTAAGTTAGCTGGTGGGATACCTAATTCTGGACAAAGCATAAATCAACAACTTGGAGACTTCATTCAGCAGCAGATAAACATCTTAAATTACGTAGAAGCTCAAATGGGCCGCATCGTGGGCGTTCCGCCTCAGCGTCTTGGAGACATACAAAACAGAGAGACTGTTGGTGGAGTAGAAAGAGCTGTTACTCAGTCAAGCTACATAACTAATGAAAGGTTTAAGATCCATGACAACGTAAAGAAACGTGTTTTAACAATGTTGCTGGAGCTATGTAAAGTTGCATACAAAGGATCCAAGACTAAGTTTCAGTATATCGGCGATGATTACGTGAATCAGATATTTGAGATAGACGACGACTTTTCTAATGAAGAGTACGGAATACTAGTTGACAACGAAACCGATCTTTCTAAGATTGAGGCCATGATGGATCAATTGACTCAGGCAGCAATGCAGACTCAAGCAATTAGATACAGCGACGTATTCAAAATATACAATTCTTCTAGTTTAAGTGAGAAACAAAGAATCATTGAAAAAGGAGAAGAGGACCTAATGAAGCGAAAAGAGAAAGCTCAGCAACAACAACTACAAGCAGACCAAGAGAACGCTAAAGCAATGCAAGCTCAAGCTGCAGCTAATCAGGAAATGATAGAGCGCCATCACACTGACGAACTAGAATCTACTAAGTACAAAATAGACCAGGACAACTTAACTAAAAGAATGGCACTAGATGCGGGTAAAGAAGATGTGGATGGTGACGGTACCATCGACGGGGACTACAATCTAGCTGACAGGAAGATTAACCTGGAGTACGATAAGCTGTCAAACGATTCTATGAAGTCTATGATGGACTTGGACGAGAAGATTAGAAACAACAGAGCTAAAGAGGCAATCGATAGGTCTAAAATTTCTGTGAGTAAAAAATAATACAAAGTATTAGAAAGCTATTACCTGTTATGGTTATAATGACCTACTAAATAAGAGTAT